GGCTTCCAGTCTAAATTTAAATAAGATAAATCACCATTTATTGATAACTCGTCTTTGTACTTCGCTATAGATTGTTCACCTCTAGCATACAATCTAAGTTGATGGTAGTTGCTGTAGCTTTGAGCGTATCTGTTGCCAGAACGACCTTCTTGAAACCACTCTCCCTCGATAGCTCTAGCTACTTGAATACCATAATCTAAGCTTGCTTTTACTTCATCGCTAACTACTTGGCTAGGGAAAGAGCTATTACCATTGGTGTATACTTTCATTTATCTTATAATTTTTGACGATGTTCCTTTATTATCGTATCGTTTTATACCTAAATCTATATTTTTACGCTCTCTTCTCGCTACAGGTGTGTATCTATTCTTGTTACAAGCCATTATAGCTAGACCTGAACTTATGGAGGCATCGTGCTTTGTTCTATTGTTTATGTTGAATTTAGCCCAGTCTTCCAGTGTTCTTTGAAAATACATATTACCATAACCATTAGGTGTGTTACCTACGTTTTCTTCTATATATGTTTCTATAGCTGCTGCGTGCGACTGTTTCATATCTTCACTGGAGTTAGGTACTCCACCTATTTCTCTTTCAGTTACAGACAATTTATTATATACTTTATCTGGTCTATTCATTGAAAAACCTCTATAACCTCTTCTTTTAAAATGATATAATAATCTAGGTTTGTTATTTTCTGCTAATATAGGCATACCGTAAAATACGCATGCCATTAATACATCTTCAAAAAATATCTCAGCAGTCTGAGGTCTAGCTATATATTCTAAAAAAAATAAATTAGGTGGTACGTTTTCCATAGAAAACTTTGTTAAACCATGTAGAGATCCGTTAGAACCTCTTTTGTCGACAGTACCTGATATATCATAACTATCACAGCCAAAAGCTCCGCAGTGGTCATTACCAGGGTATTTAATACCGTTTTTTATTATTACTCTATTCTGTAGGTTAACAGGTGGAACCCATGATATTCTAAACCTTCCATCTCTATTTGGATAGAATAATACCCTACTATCTTTTATTCCGTTTTCCCACATAAAACTACCCGTTGTTATCGTAGAAGTGTTATGCAGATCAGCGTTGTAGTCTATCTGTTGATATATTTTAGTTAGATTAAATAAAGATTCTTTAGCTTCGTCTCTAAAAGCGTGTTCCTCTGTTCGCGGGAACTGTCTATAGTATTCATTTAACCCATCTTGATCATCTTTCAAACCATCAACTTCATTCTGCCAATGCTCTATAACTCCTTGACTTATAACATCGCCTAGAGGATCTAAAACATTTTCCTTGGGTGTATCGAATACAGGTAATCCATAAGAATCAATGAATCCTTCGTAGTTCCATTCCATAGGAATGAACAAACTATATAGTCCCGAGCTAGTCTGACCGTTGCGGTTTCTTTTTGTTGCATCAGAATCATAATATAACTTTTTAAAATTCTCACCACCTTTATCTAAAGCGTTTGACGTACTACCCATCATACACTTACCTATAATTCTAGAACCTAGTCTTAAACACGTTTTTGTAACTCGCCAGTTATTTAATATATTATTTGGCCTCTCCCATTTTCCACTTTCATCATGTACTAGTAATCTTAGTTTTTCTCCATCGTAGGCGTTATCACCTGTGTTTTTCCAGTCAACCGTGGTGTCGAGCCCATCAAGTGTTTCGGCTTTAGAGGTTTCAGTGATGGATTTTCTGGTAAGTTTCGAGGCGGGGACGCGATAGGCGAGTTCCGTCTTCGGCCTGTCCATACCGTCTTGGATCGGTTTAAAGAAGAAGGGATAGTTAACAGAAATGGGTACAACCTTATCTGTGAACATTTTCTTAGCATCGGCTCCAGATTTGGACAAAATTCCAAACCGTGAATCCGACGATATGGTCGCCATATTAACAGTCTCTCCTGACGCCATGAATGAAAAGCCAGAACGTCTGTTTTTGAGATATGACATTCCATAACACCTGATGTCCGCTTTACAAGCTTCCCAGAATATGTAGAATAATCTGTTTGACTCCCTAAAGTCTGGCTGCCCAATATCAATTTTGGACCACTGCAGGTACATGTAATGAGTACCAGTAATATAAGAAGGCTTGTCTTTGTTAAAAAACCAAAAACCTTCTTCACGTCTCTTAAATTCTTTGTCAATATATTCATACCATTTTTCTTTAAATTGCGTAGGGTATTCATCCCAATCGAATACTGATTTTATTTTTGAAAGCTCTTTTGGGTACTCAGTATGCCTCCATCTATCTCCCTCGAATTTAACAACATCATCTTCTTTTGGTAAAGCTATTTTAATGTTTTGTATTTCATATATTTCCCCTATTTTACCAGTTTTACTGATAACGATCATATCAAACTCCTTATCATAACCGTACACCCATTTGTTATATCTATTCTTTTTATTTATAACCTTAGGTTTAATATAATTAGGTAGTACTTTATATAGTGATTGCTCGTACATTACTTAGATCTTCCTTCTGCAAACCCCTTGAAAGTCTTCTCCTTCTTTTCTATAGGTTTCTCGTTAAGCATATTCTCTTCGTCTTCGATACGTTTTAATATCTCAAAAGCATCAAAAATAGCTAGTTTTTTTGTAGCTGCTGCGTTTTTTAATCTATCAGCAGATATATCGTCGTCAGAGTCTACAATAGCTTCTTTAGCCACTTTTATCAACTCTTCAACTGCTGTTTGCCCAGCTTGGATTATATTCCTCTTCGTCTCCTTTATATTCATATTTAATTACAATATCATTTGATTTCATACAATATAATCGTTCTCCATCAATTATAAATTCAAACTCACCGTAAGGCGTATAGCCTACTAGGTCTCCAGGAACGATTTTAACGGCTTCTAAGGAACTATTACCATATTTTAGTATTCCTATAAGCTTTCTTTCTTTATCCAGCGTTAGATCATTATTATCTAGCAATGGTTTTACAAAACATCTATCTTGAAAAGATTTCCAATGACCAGAATTGTTGTATAAATATATTTGATCAGGTGAGCAAAAATATAGATCATCTATAAATTTAGACCTACTATCTTTTCTCTTGCCTCTAATGTCAAAAAAACTTCTGAAAACATTATGATGTATAATAACTATATCACCACTTTTAATTGACGTATTGTAAGCAGATGGAGTAGAAACTACCACAGCTTTGTTACTAACGGCTTTAAAGTCTTCAGTATTAGCATTAGTTATTAGGCTTTTGTCACCTACTTTAATCTCGTTATCGTATCTCTTGTTTATTGGTCTTACGATAAATTCAAATAAACTATTCATTAATACTCTAAATCATATTCAACGGATATAGCCATGTTAGAGTTAAATTTCTTCCATGGCATTATCTCGTCTTTCTTTTTAATATATATACTGTAAGAATTATCGTCCTCAGAGTACAATATAGCTGATATAGTATGACCTCCGTAAACTTGTTGACTTACAGCATAATGCATTGCATCATTTTTGTAATCAGAACCTATACTTATTTTTCTAATTACAGAGCTCATTATTCATCTGATTTAACAACAGATAAATCAGCTTCTTTTTCTTCTTCAATTAAAGTATAACTACCATCGCTCATATCAATAGTAACAGCGCCATACTCTTCTTCAAGTTCTTTTTTAGCAGCTTGTATTTCTTGAGAAACAGCTGCTTGAGCGTGTAGCGCTTCGTGTTTACGAACCTCAATAACTCCTATATCTGTTAATATAGATTGAAGTCTACTTTGCTGATCTTGAATTTTTTCTAATTGTTCTTTTTTAATTTTTGACATTTTGATTTAATTTAATTGATTATATTTCTACTTATTTTTATTATCACTTGATTTTTTATTTTTTTCCCAAGTACGGCCAACAAAGTAAGCGCCATACACTGTTATTAGTAACGATTGGAATATAGGTGTGTAGGATTCATCTACTTTAAAGCTACCTATATTACCATCTGCAAAAGATAAAACACTAAACACGAATGTTAGATATATCAAAACCATAGGTCTTATGTTTTTAGATAACCAACTATCACTATTCATATCAGCTTTCCAACGATCAGTAACTTGCGCTTGAGCCTCGCTATCAGCTTTTTCTAATATTTCTTGTATTAGTCTTTGAGCCTCTAGTTTTTCTTCTTTAGTTGTCGTAAGCTTATCAATAACATTACCAACTTCTTTTATTACTCCGCCAGTAAGCCATTGTAATATTTTTTTCATTTTATTGATTCGTTTATAGCGTCAGCAAGAGTTCTTTTGTCTTTTTTGCTTTTTGGCCCAGCGGAATAAGAAACTGAATTACCACTCTTATCTGTTAAAGTATATTTATTAAGTTTACCTTTTTTAGCTGTAACTTCATACTTACCCTTAAACCTCTGCTTAATCTCCTGTAGTCCAGGTATTTCACCTGCTTTAGCTTTTGGTTGTTTTTCTTTTGGATTAGGGTCAACAGGTCCAGTCTTGTAAAAAGGTGTTTTACTTGGTTTTTTAATTTTCGCCATTTTTATTTTATTTATGATTTTCTATATGCTTCTTTTTCCCAAGGCAAGTTTTTAGCCCCTTCATTCATTTGAGCTCTTGAATATTTTTTACCTTTCCAGTACACGTTGTTATCATCGTAATCTAAATCACCACGTTTAATCTGGTCTACATGTATCATTTCGTGGTCTACAACCTCTTTAGATTTAGCAGGGCTTAAGTACTTGTTTATAAGTATCGTACCATTTTTGTTAGCCATACCTAAAACACCTTCCTCCATATCAACTCTATATATAGGAGTGTTATCACACTTAAACGGTGGATTAAGTTTAAAAGCCATATTAATACTTTTTCTTACAACCTTTCTTTTGCAATGGAGAAGATGTTGCGCAATGTTTAGATACAAAAGATCCTTTCATTTTGGCTGGAGATTTTCCATGACCCATTTTAGCTGGTGATTTTTTTGCGTACATAATTATTTTGTTTTTACCATTTAACTTTATCAGCCCAATAAGCAGCTGACATTTTACCTTTTTTAATATTCTTAGCGTGTCTAGCTTTGAAACTAGCTCTTCTAGCTT